ATTTGGCAACTTCTGGGGCGACTCTGTATCTCGTGGGGTTGTTACGCAGGCTACAGGTTTAAACATTGCAGATCGTATGAGCCTAAATGACCTTTGGTTCCGTGATGCCCGTAAGAGCCAAGACGAAGTTACCGCTTTTCAAAACATGCTTATTAATTTACTTGGGCCGACTGCAAGCCTAGGCATAAGCGCTGCTGAAGCACTAAAACTTTACAACGATGGATACTATTATCGCGGCGCTGAAAAAATTATGCCTGCCGTGTTAAAGCAGCCGTTGGTCGGCATGCGCTACGCTACAGAAGGAGTTCTTACCCTCAAAGGTGATGAATTAGTAGATGATATTAGTGGGAAAGATGCGCTTGCCCAATCACTTGGGTTCTCACCTGAGCGTGTTGCACAGCGGCAAAAGTCTAACATTGAGAAGAAATCAATGGAGCAGGACATCATTAATAAGCGGCAAGATTTGATGAATGCTTTCTTTATGTCTATTGATACCCAAGATTCAGACTTTACTGACCGAGTTATTGACAAAATTAGTTTGTTTAACCGCACACATCCGACATACCCTATTTTGGGCGACACTTTAATGAAGTCTGTAACGACTCGATATAAGTCCCGTGCCTTAGCCAGCCTAACCGGCGGCATACCTATCAATAAAAACTTGATGGGCGCCCTTGAGGATATGGGGTACTACGGGGACGAAGCCTAAAAAAGACCCCCGCGCTGGGCGGGGGTGCAAGGTTGAATAATCAACCACCAAGAGGAGTGCCATAGGCACCGACAGCGAGGAGATGCTGTCAGGCCGAAGTGTACTACTTAATTCTCCACACTCGCAAGCCCTTGACCCCATTCTCAATCACCCCACGCATTTCTACAGAATACTTTAATCTTTTAACCACGGCCCCTACTTCTTTCTTCGCCGTTTCCAAATCTAAGCAAGGGATAAAGAAGGTACGCCCCGGCTTAAATTTGCTCCAATCAATCTCAAACGACAGGCCGTGGACTCTCATCGTCGGCGGGTTTTAGGGACTCAACATAGTCCTCGGTATTAATAAAGTCCCCCTTGGAGCAGTCAAACATAAAGGCATCCGTAGGTAGCCCCTCAATCTTGGTGCCCTTAGCCATACGCTTTTTAACTGTCTTTTCGTATATGCCCTCGGCGGCTAAAGTATTTAATACATCCTTAAGTGTGATCTGGTTCTTGGTACAGAACTGCCGTAGGTGCTTGGCACTGATAAATAACTTCTTAGTGTCTGGCTCTATCCGTGCAAGCAGGTCAAACTTCGGCTCTACAATCGGCAACTGGGCCATACCTGAGCGCTTGTCGGCGGCGTCGTTAATAACAAGGATGCTCCCACGGAACTCATTTAAGAACTCGCCTATCGTGCTGGCTTGGTTTGTAGGAGGTGCCTTAATCTCGTGACGCATCTTAGAAAACTCAACAACCATCCACTCAAAAACCCTTTTAATATCAATGTCAATCAGTCCAAGTTTCTTAGCAATCATGGCTCCCGCAATATTACAGGCGGCAACACCTGACCAAAACCGCTCACGTCCACTAAATTTAACCTTTTTGTCGATAACAACCTGTATCTGCTTGACCATATCTATGGCTTCTTCAAGGTTTGATACTAGCCATTGCAGGTAAATGCGCCCTGCGTGCCCGTAGTTATTGTCTAATTGGCTAAATATCTCGTCGGCTTCGACCTTGTTCATGACGCTATTAACAGGTATTTGGAACTCAATTAACCGCATTAACTCGCCATCAGGGGTCGCTTTCAGTGACGCCAACTTGTCATAAAAGGATGCGTTAGAAGTACACACGCACAGTAAAGACCACTTTGATGTGTTAAGCCGCTCTTCGTTAGACTGAGACTTCATGCGGTTACGGGCACGGCCTTGCGACACGGCGTAGACAAAGTCAGAAAAGTGCTCTGCCTCTACGTTAGTTATCTCGTCACAACTAATTGGCAAGTTACCCATCACGCCCATCCTATGCAACTTGACGTTTATGGTGTCTTTAGCAATAAGCATCTGTTCCTCGGGGTGTCCGTAGACGCTGTGCATAACCTTGGCTACCGTTGTTTTACCTGTCCCCGATACGTTGTTGACTAGGTTTATAACCGCACCTTTTAGATTTAGGTGTGTCAAAAGCGGAGATCCAAACGCCGTGAAAAACCCGAAAGCATGCGGCTCCATACTGGGGCGGTTGTACACATTCGCTATCTTTTTCCATTCGTCTAACGTGCCAACCGGCTGCATGTACTCTGACAACGCCGAGGTCATTGAAGAAGGGGGGCTATATTTAATACCTTCCGCCGTTATCTCTTGGTCTCCAACAACGAATTTGCTATTTTTGTCTGCCCATCCGTACTGCATTCTCATTACCTCCACGTCAGTTTTGTACTGTAATTCGTTAACAAACTTAATGATGTACACCATGATGGCATCCATCTGCTTTTGTAATGCTGCAACGCCATAAAATCCTAACTTCTCCCGTAACTTTTCTTTGGTCATTACCTCTGTGATCGGCAACGCGAACTCTTTAATCCCATCCTTTGGCAGGTGCAATCTAATCCAAGCGACCTCCCCTTTCTGTGGATCTCTCATCCGCTTAACCACATAAAGGTCGTGCTGATAAACTAATATGGGGTCGTTATCCGCGATTTCAATATAGACGCCGCCCTGCTTGCCTCTAAAGTAAGGGAAGGGGTATTCGGGGATTGTGATCTTTGTAACCGGCACCTCGGGGGACTTTGCCTCTACTTCGACAAAGTTATCCTCGGCACGGGCTTTGACAATCTTGCGCCCCAACGCAATCGGCCCAACTATCTTGCCTTTATGGGAGCAACCCTCACACCCACTAGGGTTCCATTTCTCAAACGTGACACACTTCTGTGGGCCACCGGTATCCATAGCCTTGCGGATAGTCTCTTGGAAATCGTATTCCTGATGGCGCTCCGAGATCTTATGGATGGCTGTATCTCTGTCCTCGCATGCCCATGCTACCGACAACCCTGCTCGCCACAACTCGTAGTTAACTGTCTCTTGCTCTGTCGCTATCTTATGTATTTGAGCGCATCCTTCGCCCTTGATAGTCTTTTTAATAATTATCTTGAACCACTTCTCTTCGTTATTAGCAAGGGCTTTAGTCAATTCATTTAGTTCTTGCCTCGGTACATTAAACTCAGGAGGCGCAACAAGAACACCGAGTTGGGACTTAACTGTTTCGTACTCTATTTCATCTGATAAGCAAATAATAGATACAGGCTTAGGCGGGTCATCCTTAAAGTTTAGAGTCTCAGGAACCCTAAGTATCGAGGCTAAGTCTGCTGTGCGCGACGGGTCAACATGGAAATCGTATTCTTCGCAAAGATACTTGATGCGTTCGGCAACGGGCTTCCACTCCTCAGCAGTGATAGTTCTGCTAAGTCGCCAGTAGATATGCAGTCCCCGCCCCGAGTTAACAACTGTCGGCTTAGGTAGTCCTGTTGCCTTACAAAAGTTTTTAAGCGCGGCAAGACCTTCGCCTTGGCTAGGATAGTCTTTGCCTTCACCGCAATCAATGTCTAGCCAAAAGGCTTTGATGTACTTAGCGTTTGGTTGCGTGCGTGATTTGTTTGTCTCGTACTTTGAGCATGCAAAGTATGCGTTATATTCGTCTTCCATCAAGCCAGCAATTGCTTGCTCGCATTCATCCAATGTCTCATGGAATGTCTGTCTTGGCTTATTCCCCGCCTTTAGCCCAACAATGCAATACCATCCTTCGGATGGAAGCACCGCCGACAGTAATTCTGTAGTTGCCATTTGCCGCCCTTGCGCCGCAGAAAAGAAAGGGCATCAGGGGGTTGCGGCGATTAACCCCTTTTCGTTCCGTCGAACTAGATGCCCGTGTTACTAAACGCTAAATTTAGCCTTTGCCAAAACTTCTTCAATCCTTGCAATTTGTTTCTGCCTTGGTATTTCTAAACCCTTAAACCATTTGTAGATGGTCATTCGGCTTACCCCAAAGTAAGTAGAAACATCAGACACAGGGATTTCTTTAGCAATGCACAGTCGCCCCAACGCTACACCGAGGTTTTCTGTACTGGCTTCTTTATTCGCCTTAACAATTCGAGAACTGTAACCACGACTGTCCGTCATTACTCGTCATCCGTAGCCCAGTTGCCCATAATCTCAGCGAGATCTTTTTTCTCAGTCGGCGCCTCCGCAGCCTTCTTAGAAACTTTTTTGGTTGGCTCAGGAACCGCTGCTTCGGCTTCTGCTTTTACTTCGGCTTTATTCACAGTAGATGCTACCGGAGCGGCAATTGCTTTCAGTTTTGCATCTGATTGTGAGGCAGTCATTACGATTGCTTGTTTTGCATCCAAGGTTGCACCTTGCTGTTTTGCTACTTCCCACTGTTCCTTGGAGAGGAAACCAATAGGCTTGAAGGTCAACTTGGGATTGTCGCTGTCCGAGTCAAACTTCATTTCGGTGACAATCATATTGATGTTGTATCCCTGTGAAGCAACGTACTTGGCATATTGCTCAAACGGCATTTTGTCGATGTCGCCTTTGCCGAAATAGGACTTTGATGGGAGCAACAATTGATAAACACTACCTTTGATGTCGTCGGCTAATACAACTGCCAAGCGTTTTTCGTACCGGCACGCACGCGAATCGCCATTGCCTGAACCCTTAATGTTCTGTGGGCAGTTATCGCAATTTGGGCCTTGTGGGCTTTCTACACTTGCATCAGGAGCGATGCCGTCATTAGACCAGCAATCAGGAGGTGCTGACTCACCGGCTACATACTTACCGGCATAGAACTTACGTGCTACGTGCTTGGTTCCATTTACAATTACAATGTTCATGGAACGGCTTTCGTTCTTGGCAATCTCCTCGCCGCCTACCATCATACGGAATACAGCACCGCGAATGGATATGCGCTTGCTACCACCGCCGCCACCTAGCGAACGGGTTAACTCATCTACACCGGCTTCTTTAATGTAGTCGGGTACTGCTTGTTGAAACAAACTAATTTCGTTACTCATTTATTTTCTCCTAATGGTAATTGCATACTCTTTTTCAACCTGAAGTCCGGCGGGATGCGTATCCGGGTTTTCCTCTAAAAACTGTTTCATATTTGTTTGATGTATACGGCGCTCTAATAACTCCATTGCTTCATTATCTTTCATAAACCTATGAAAGTTTTCCCAATCGTTAGTCCAATACCTGCTCTTGAGAGTGCGGTAAGCAGTACCAAACGGTGTGCGAAAACTATCAACCCCGGCTTCTTTACAGATGTCTAGCAACTCGGCGCCAATAACTTTCATTTGCGCTTCAATTTCTTCGACCTGTTTTTCCATGCTCTGCTTAACTCGATCACGCTCATCACGCATCTTAATGTAAACAGAGACAAGTTTATCTACGGAAACATCCATATTTTTATCCTCTTGGTTAAGCACTCGGATCTACGCCCGATGTTTAATACTACTACTGAAACTATACTTTGTCAAGAACTAATTTCATTTTTATATAAATCAACTAACTGAGTGTGGACATT